GAGTCTTACATTGTTTACCTTTTGGCAAGTCATTTAGATAAACCAGACTTTATACCACAACAATCATTTGCAGAAGCATATCTAAAAATGAAAAGACCTTACACGCAAAATGCAAAACAATTAGGTGATACATGTTTGTTTATAACAGGCGTATTTCCTTCATATGGCGCTGATAAAGGTTTAGATATACGTTACTATAGCAACATAGGAAAAAGCAGTTATAGCATGGCTAGTGAATGTTTAAATATAGATTTATTTGAAGGTTTAAGCACACATTTTGATATACTACGTTCATTTATAGATACTAGTATCAATAAACGTAAATCCCCACAAATATTGGGTTAAATACTGTTATGGCGCAGAATGCAAAAAGTCTGGACGGTGTATTAGTTAAAAAAGCACACCAAAGGACAAGATATACAGAAAAAGAAATACAAGAATTACAGGCTTGTGCTCACCCAGACACAGGTGCAAAATTCTTTATGGATAATTTCTTTTTCATACAACATCCTACACAAGGGAAATTGAAATTCAAACCTTTTGAGTTTCAAGAAAGATTAGTAGACTCGTATCATAGTCATAGATTTAATATTAACATGTTGCCTAGACAAACAGGTAAGTCAACTACAGCCGCAGGTTATCTATTATGGTATGCAATGTTCAATCCAGATGTAACTGTTCTTATTGCCGCACACAAGTATGCAGGTGCACAAGAAATTATGCATCGTATTCGTTATGCTTACGAAGACTGTCCAGATCATATTAGGTGCGGTGTAACCTCATACAACAAAGGATCAATGGAATTTGATAACGGCTCGCGAATAGTATCACAAACCACAACAGACAACACAGGACGTGGTATGAGTATTTCATTACTATACTGTGATGAGTTTGCATTTGTTAATCCTACTATTGCAAAAGAATTTTGGACTGCAATATCTCCTACACTAGCAACAGGTGGTAAAGCAATTATTACTTCAACACCTAACAGTGACGAAGATCAGTTTGCACTTATATGGACTGAAGCAATGAAACGTTTTGATGAACATGGTAATGATACTGAAGTTGGAATAAATGGTTTCTATGCTTTTTCAGCACACTGGAGTGAACACCCTGACAGAGATGATGCATGGGCCGCTGAAGAAAAATCACGCATTGGCGAAGAACGTTTTAGACGTGAACACGAATGTGAATTTTTAATCTTTGACGAAACATTAATTAATAGTGTTAAACTTGCAGAACTTGAAGGAACAGATCCGTTAAGAAAATTTGGACAAACACGTTGGTATAAAGATATTAATCCAAACTTTACATATGTTGTAAGTTTAGATCCAAGTTTAGGTACAGGCGGAGACTATGCCGCAATTCAAGTTTTTGAATTACCTAGTTTTGAACAAGTTGCAGAATGGCAACATAATACTTCACCTGTACAAGTACAAGTTAGAGTACTTGCTGACATAACAAAAACTATAATGGAAGATGGTCAACAACGTGGATCTAAATTACCACAAGTGTATTATAGTGTTGAAAATAACACTATTGGAGAAGCAGTGTTAGTTGCTATCAACGAGTTTGGAGAAGAAAACATTTATGGTATGTTTTTAAGTGAACCAGCACGTAAAGGACATGTACGTAAATTCCGTAAAGGATTTAATACAACACACAAAACAAAAATTTCAGCATGTGCTAAATTTAAGCAACTGTTAGAGAATGGACAACTTAAGATTAAATCAAAACCTTTAATATCAGAACTAAAGGCATTTGTAGCACATGGCACCACATTTGGTGCTAAAACGGGCGAACATGACGATTTAGTAATGAGTACAATGCTTAATATTCGTATGCAAAAGATACTTGCAGACTGGGATCCTGCCATATATGAAAAGATGCGTGATGCAGATGCCGAAAGTAGTGTAATGCCCATGCCTGTCTTTATTTCATTCTAGTAGCATAAATAACAGTATGACAGGATTAGACAGCATAGCAAAGCAGTTATTTGAAAAAATTCGTAGCCGTTTTCCAAAGATTGTAATGGGAGACGAGAATGGCGCACCTACAGCAGATGAAAGCCAAGCACGTTTTTATGATTTTGATTGGGTAGTAAATGATGAAAATCAAGGTGCTGTTAGTATAAGCATTAGTGAAGGCGAAGCACTAAAGATTTATTACAGTCAAAATATGTTAGAAAACTTGCCAGAGCCTATTGAAAATGAATGGTATAACTTTTTAAAAGAAATGCGTTTCTTTGCAAAGAAGCACATGATGGGTTTTGATACAAGAGATATAGCAAAGTCAAATTTAGACAAAAGAGATTATCAATACTTGGCAAATAAACAAGTTCAGGAGTCAGCAATGTATGGAACAACAAAATCTAGTTATGAGGAACTAGACAAAACAAAACTTATTATAAGACACAAAAAAGAAATTACACCAGAACAAGCAGGTGCTAGAACAAGACACATTAGTTCATTGTTTATTGAAAATGAAGCAGGTGAACGTTTTAAATATCCTTATGCACATTTAGCAGGTGGAAGAGCAATGGCTCGACACGTTGCCAATGGCGGTCTCCCTCATGATGACTTTGGAAAACACATTGTTGAAACTTCGTCTAACATTGCCAAACTTACTGCGTTCAAAAGATTCGTAGGTAAGAAAGACTTTATGAACACAACCTCAAATGATATTATTGAAGGAAGTAATATTGAACTTGAAAACTTAAGAACACACATTAAAAAGTTAGCAGGACAAAATTACTATTCTACAACAAAAGAAAATTTTGCACCTGTTGAAAATACAGACGCTGAATTGGGAGAAGACGTTGTAAACGAACTTACCAATGCATTTACTATTCCACAGTTTAATGAAGACTTAAAAGATTTATTTCCATTACTACATACTATTCATCAAAAACGTGTTGCAGAAACAACAGTTGATTTAGATGAAGTAGTAAAAGAAGATTCTGATATTGATGCAATTTTAGCAAAGCATCCAGAAGAATGGAAACAAGCAAAAGCCGATGGTGGTATTGAATACGGTAATGATTTATATCAAGACCTATTTGATTATTTTGCTGACTCAGGCGAAATGCCATATGGTACAATGAAAGCAAGAGACGGTGATCCAGATCAATGGATTCAAAACGAATTAGAATCTATGGGTTACTTTGATGATGAACCTGAAGAAAGTATTTTCCCAGAAGAGGAATTTGAAAATTGGGCAGACTCTGTCGTAGACGAAGCCTTAGATAAACAACGTATTGCCATGTTGAACAAAATGATTGGCAAAACCCTACCAGTAGGTCCTGATGCAACAAATGCAATAAACAGTCTCAAAGGAATTATTGATGACGAAGGACTTATGAACGAACTAAAAGATCTAGCAGACAATGATACAGAATCATGTGCTAGACCTGCTATCTATCGTTATATTCAAAAAAATAATCCAGAAGCACTAGATGATTTAGATTTTGGAGATATGAAAAAAGAAGATGACGACACTACAGATGTAACTATTGATAAAGATGGTGCAATGAAACTTGCAGGCGATGAAGAGCCTAAAGATGAAAAAGCATCTACTGAAGATATCATTGAGTTTGTTCGCTCATTCTATGACAAAGAAACTGGAGCGTTTCCAAAAGGTGAGACTGGCGTTGTTATTTCCGCTAGAAAACGTTTTGGCGATTCCGTAGGGGATCTAGTCGAGAAGTTTGTATCCAAACTTACAGGTAAAGAGGTACAAGTTGAAGATGACGATGTAGAAGAAGGTAGCATTAAGTATATGCATAGTCTAAAAGCAAAGGGTCACAGCGATGAAGAAATAGCAAAAGAGTTAAACATGTCCGCTGACGAAGTTAAAAAGGCTATGAGCAAGACTAACGAAGATGCAGGAAGTTTAGATCAATTTAGAGATTTGTATAGAAAAGGTATAGGCAGTGACGATGCCGCAGTGACTCTACGTGAGTTAATCCAAGCAATTAATGATGATGCTTTATGGTCAGATGAATATCCTCAACTGAAACAATTTGTTGATGTATCACCTGCCAGTGGATCAAAGATTGTGACAGCGAAAAAAATACCTGGCGATAGTGCTGATGAAAAAATTACGGCACTTGTACAAGCAATTGATGACGACAAATGGGTAGATGATATTGCTAACAAATTGATGAAATCGTATAGTATGGTTGAAGAGTCTAGAAAAGCACCTGCTGAAGTTAAGAAATTAATGGCAGGACATACATATACTTGTGAAGATTGTGGTTGTGAAATGCATAACTGCAAACCGGATTGCGATTGTAAATATGATTCACATGATGAGATGGGATCATGGTGGAAAGACGAGAATGGCAACGGTATTCCAGATGTTGCGGAATCAAAAAATGAAGATTTAGAGTACATTAAAGACAAATTGGCTAAATTAATTAGATAATTTCACAAATTTTAGTTGACCTTTTCAGGAAAACTAAATATAATAGTAGGTATGTTGTTAGAGAAACATATCTACAGCAGGCACATAAAGGCAAAATATAGGAGGCTTAAATTATGGCAACATTAGCAGAGATTCGTGCAAAATTACGCGAACAAGAGTCACGTACAAGTGGCAACAACAAACAAAGCGGCGGCGACAACGCAATTTACCCACATTGGAATATGGCAGAAGGTAGCGAAGCAGTACTTCGTTTCTTACCTGACGCAGATCCTGAGGCGACTTTCTTTTGGAAAGAACGTTTGATGATCAAACTTCCATTTGCAGGTATTAAAGGACAAACTGATTCACGTCCAGTGACAGTAAATGTTCCATGTATGGAAATGTATGGTGAAGCATGTCCTGTACTTCAAGAAGTACGTGGTTGGTTCAAAGATCCATCATTAGAAGCACAAGGTAGAAAATATTGGAAGAAACGTTCTTATATTTTCCAAGGCTTTGTAGTAGATAATCCAATTGGTGATGATACTACTCCAGAAAATCCAATTAGACGTTTTATTATTGGTCCACAAATTTTCCAAATCATTAAGGGTGCATTAATGGATCCTGAGATGGAAGAACTTCCTACAGATTATGTAAGAGGTGTAGACTTTAGAATTAAGAAAACATCTAAAGGTGGATATGCAGATTATTCGACTTCACAATGGTCACGTAGAGAACGTGCAGTAACTGAAGAAGAAAAAACTGCAATTGACACACATGGATTGCATAACCTTAATGACTTCTTACCAAAGAAGCCATCAGACGTTGAAGTTAAAGTTATCCAAGAAATGTTTGAAGCATCTGTTGATGGTGAAGCATATGATCCAGACCGTTTTGGACAGTACTTTCGTGCTCCAGGCATGAGTGCTCCAACTGGTGATCCGAACAAAGGTGCAACTGCACCAACGGCGGCTCCAGCAAGTCCGGCTCCTACTCCAGCACAAGAACCAGTAGCAGAAGCAACACCAGCACCAGTGGCTGAAACTGCAACTACTACTGCAAGTGCAACAGAAGACAAACCAAGTAGCGAACGTGCTAATGATATTTTAGCAATGATTCGCAACCGTCAACAATAAGGAGTAATCATGGCGAAACCATTTGACGTTAGTAAATTTCGTAAGAACCTTACCAAGAGCATAACAGGTCTAGGTATGGGTTTTAACGATCCAACTGACTGGGTTTCGACTGGCAATTACGCACTAAATCATCTTATCTCTGGGGACTTCCATAAAGGAATTCCCCTTGGTAAGGTAACAGTGTTTGCTGGCGAATCCGGCGCAGGTAAATCTTACTTTGCTTCAGGTAACATTGTAAAGGCCGCACAAGATCAAGGTATCTTTGTAGTACTAATTGACTCAGAGAATGCACTTGATGAAAAGTGGTTAAAAGCATTAGGTGTTGATACTGATGAAAGTAAACTTTTACGTTTATCGATGAGTATGATCGATGACGTTGCAAAAACCATTAGTGAATTTATGAAAGACTACAGATCAGATTATGATGCAGTAGATTCAGAAGACAGACCAAAAGTATTGTTTGTTATTGATTCACTAGGTATGTTGCTAACTCCAACTGATGTTGATCAGTTTGGTAAAGGTGATTTGAAAGGTGATATGGGTAGAAAACCTAAGGCACTTACAGCACTTGTACGAAACTGTGTAAACATGTTTGGTAGTTACAATGTAGGTATGGTATGTACTAACCACACATACGCATCACAAGATATGTTTGACCCTGATGATAAAATTAGTGGTGGACAAGGATTTGTGTATGCATCTTCAATTGTTGTAGCAATGAAAAAACTAAAACTAAAAGAAGATGAAGATGGTAAAAAGGTAAGTGATGTACGTGGTATTAGAGCCGCATGTAAGGTAATGAAAACACGTTACGCAAAACCTTTTGAAGGCGTACAAGTAAAGATTCCATATGAAACAGGTATGGATCCTTACAGTGGTTTAGTAGACTTGTTTGAAAAACAAGGAATTCTAACACAACAAGGTAATAGACTCAAGTTTGTTAACAGCCGTAACGAGGAAGTTTTACACTATCGTAAAGATTGGACTGGTGAAAATTTACAACTCGTAATGGACGACTTTTCTAAGATTAGACATAAGTACGAAGATGCAGAAGAACCTGTAGAAGAAACAGAAGAAGCATCTAATACTAAAATCGAGGAAAAAGCAAGTGACGGAAATGAGTGAAGACCAACTAATTGATCTTTGGGATATCTTTTCGGAGTATGTCCCAAAGACAAACAAAGAACAGTTAGCAATGCAATATGTTAAGTGGTGTCAAGACAACGGCGTTGAAGAAGATGTTCTTTATGCTTTAGGAGGTGAAGATCCATACTTAGAAGAAGCAGTGGACGACCTACAAGGCAAAAGACATAAAGATGATGACGATGATTGGGACGAAGATCCATATAGCAGTGATGACGAAGAGTGGGATTAATGAACTGGTATTCTAGAATTACTCAAGACATTGGTAATATTCCTGACGCAATTTTGTGGTATGAAAACGAACTACAAGAAGCACGTAAGGAAACTAAATTATTTGGAAACTTAGAAAAACAGGCGGCAAATTTGCCTGGTATAGTTGAAGAACGGTTTGGTCAATTACAAGAAATTGAAGCAGTACTAGAATACCTAAACATTGAACTACGTAGAACTAGATCAAAATTTTTCAAACAGTATTTGGAAAATTATCAAAGAGCATTAAGCAGTCGTGACGTTGAAAAATACGTTGACGGCGAAGCAGATGTAGTTGACTTTGAAAAAATTATCAACGAGTTTGCTCTGCTACGTAACAAGTGGTTAGGTGTAATGAAAGGTATTGACATGAAACAATGGCAAATTACTAATATTACTAAACTACGAGTAGCAGGCATGGAAGATGCATCAATTTAAATAAGATCATTTTGGACAACTTTTGTTCAAATAAAGGTTGACTTTTATAGCATTATTTGTTATATTAGTAACATAAGCAACAAAGAGTTTAGCGGCTCGATGTTTATAGTGCAAGGAAGAGGCTCTTACCAGAGGGTCGAACTTGACTAGTTAGGGGTGGTACCCAGGCTTGGTAGTAGAAATACGCTGAGTCACATCGCTCTACCGAGCGGAACTAGGTTCCTGGGATTCAGACAGGTATCTGCGTCAAAGGGTTGTAGGTGTAACCAAGTCCTACCTATTTTGCTTTTTTTGAAAAGGCGCTTCGGCGTCTTTTCTTTTGACTATTCAAATAAAAAACTTCCCATTATATACGCACATAAATAGTACTATGAAACAGAAAACCATAGTACTAGTAACAGGTGGATTTGACCCGATACACAGTGGTCATTTACAATATTTAGAAGAAGCAAAAAAGTTAGGCGACGAACTTTGGGTAGGACTTAACTCAGATGCTTGGCTAACACGTAAAAAAGGACAACCGTTTATGCCACTTAATGAACGTGTTGAAATAACAAAAAGACTTTATATGGTTGACGCTGTTATTGATTTTGACGACAGTGATGATAGTGCATGTGCGGCAATTTTTAAAACAAGAAGTTTAAATTCATTAGATGATAAAATTATATTTGCTAATGGTGGAGACAGAACTTGGAAGAACATTCCCGAAATGCTAACATATGGTGACGACCCAGCAATTGAATTTAAATTTGGTGTAGGTGGTGAACACAAAGCCAATAGCAGTAGTTGGATATTAGAAGAATGGAAACATCCAAAAGTTGAAAGACCATGGGGTTGGTACAGAGATTTGTATACTATCGGTAAAGGTGTTAAAGTCAAAGAACTTGTTATTGCTCCTGGACAAAAATTATCAATGCAACGTCATTTCAAACGTGCAGAAATGTGGTACGTGCTTAAAGGTTGTTGTAAAGTAAAGACAGAGTTAAATGGTCATGTGAACGATGTTACATTGCCACACTTAACAAAAGGTTATGATATTGACAAAGAAGTTTGGCATCAAGGATACAATCCTTTTGAAGAACCATGTCATATATTAGAAGTTCAGCATGGAGATGAATGTGTCGAAACTGACATAGAAAGAAAAGACGTAGACGATAACTACGGAAAAGGATTATAAATGAATACAGTATATATTGGTTACGATTCCAGAGAAAAAATTGCCAGTGATGTATGTGAATACAGTTTACGTCATACTACTGAAGAACCTATTAATATCAAATACCTTAAACTACCTGAACTAAGACGCAGTGGTGCTTACACAAGAGAAACAGATGCATTAGGTTCAACAGAGTTTACATTTACAAGATTTTTAATTCCATACTTACAAGACTACAAAGGTTGGGCATTATTTTGCGATTGCGATTTTCTTTGGTTAGAAGATGTAGACAAACTACTACAACAACGAGATGACAAATATGCTGTAATGTGTGTTCATCATGATTATACTCCCAAAGAAGGAATGAAGATGGACGGCAAACAACAAACTTTATATCCAAGAAAAAATTGGAGTTCAATGGTATTATGGAATTGCGAACATCCAAGTAATCAACAAGTTATTCCTAGTATGGTAAACAAAGAAACAGGCAAGTATATGCATCGTTTTAGTTGGTTAAAAGATGAAGAAATAGGCGAAATTAGTCATGAATGGAATTGGCTAGAAGGTTGGTACAAAGAACCAAAAGACGGAAAACCTAAAGCAATTCATTTTACTGAAGGCGGACCTTGGTTTAAAAATTGCCAAGATGTAGACTACGCTGACCTGTGGATCGAAAATGCAAACAAAACAGGTACAGAATGGTCTCCGTTGTAGGAATAAAAGGTGCAGTTAAAACAGTTCAAGCCTGTTTACAAAAAGGTTTAGCAAAGCACGGTGATAGTTTTAAAATCATTGAAAGTTTTGATGAGCCACATACTGCTGATGCATATATTCAAACTAACTTGTTGAAACCTAAAATTAATAACGGTTGGCAAGGACCAATGTATAGGTTTATACGTGACAGTGGTAAACCTTTTTTAGTAAACGAATCTGCAAGTTTTAGAAGACACTTAGGTTGGACAAGACTAGGTTGGACAAGTTACAAATGGACAGAAGGACAATTTGGTAACGAAAATAGTCCTCCAGATCGTTGGAATAAATTTCAAAAAGAAACTGGCATACAATTAAAAGACTGGAAAAGTCGTGGCGATAAAATTATTATAATGGGACAAAAAGAAGGCGACAGCAGTCTTTTAAATTTGTACAAAGAGTATGATAGTTTTTATGATTGGGTTGAACATATAATTTTAGAAATTCAAAAACATACAGATCGTCCTATATTATTACGACCTCATCCTAGAAATTTAAGTCGTGGTACTAAACTATCAAACAAACTACAAGCAAAATATCCTAAACTAGATATTAGTGTAAGCGAAAATACAGATAGTCTTGCAGACTATTTGCCTAATGAATTAAATCAGTGTAAAGCAGACGGCCTATATCAAGACCTACAATCTGCTCATTGTGTAATTACATATAATAGTTTAAGTTCTATTGAATCTATATGCGAAGGTATACCAACTTATGCTTTTGAAAATGGTAGCATGATTTGGCCTATTAGACAACAAGGTTTAGAAAATATAGAAAACTTAAACTATGAAATAGATAGAACACAGTGGTGTAATGATATTGCCTACACACAATGGACTCAAAAAGAACATTCCAGAGGTGAAAGTTGGGAACATCTAAAGCCAATTATTTTTGGAGATAACAATGCGTAAATTTGCTTGTATAACAACATTCAATAAAGACTACTATGACTCAATGGCAAACAAAATGGTAGAAACTTATCTGCAATTTTGGCCTGACAATATTCCTTTATATTGTTACACTGAAGATATGAAACTTCCTATTAGTTCACACAAACTAAAAGAACTTGATGTATATGAAGCATGTGGTAAACCTTTGCAAGAATATTTAGATTACATTGGTACACACTTTAGTAGAGGCTTTGCATATAAAGCATTTAGTTGGGTACATGCTTGTAGAAACATAGATGCAGACACAATTATATACTTAGACGCAGACAGTGTTACGTACAGAGATATAACACAAGAATGGTTAGAACAACAATGTCCGATAGATAATATTGCGGCTTACATGGGCGTAACAATGAACAAAGGTAAGTATGCTGGTTCTAATATACAACATGCTGACACAGGAATATATTGGTTTAATACTAAACACAACTATGCAGAAACTTTTGTAAACAGATACGAAGACATTTACTTGTCACGCAGTGTTAACGATAGAAACAGATTTCCTAAACCAAACGATGCATATGTATTTGCAGATTGTGTAATTGATGCAATCAATAACGGAGTAAGTGTTGTTGATTTTCATCCGCAACGTACTGCACACAGTCCACTTAAAGAAACTGTACTAGGCAAATACTTTAGACACTTTAAAGGTGCTAGAAAAAAAGATCCTAAAATGGACAAGTATATTGAAAAAATTACTACTGGTGCAGAACGTAAAGATCTTGATAAACAAGAAAAGAAAAATAAAAAACACGGAAAACTTAAAGAGTTAGAAAATAACTTTAGGACATGGAAGAAATGAAGTTTAGATTACCTTACAGTGAAAGGCATCATTGTCAATCAGATGAAGATGGAATAATTTTACATTTAGTAAAAGCACTCAAAAAACCTACAAAGAAATGTGTTGAAATTGGATGGGGTAGTGATGTC